ATAAATAACCAACACCGGCTACTGCATAATCAGTAATAGCCTGCTTCATCTGGTTATCACCCTCAGAAACATCCCAGACATATCCCAGAATATCTCTCCAAATAGAAGCAATCTTTACATCAGAATCTTCTCTTGGTAATACAGTAAAAGCGGGAGGTCTTGCCGTTAAAACGGCTTTGAGCTTCTCAATGGCAGGAGAAATCCTGTCCATTGGAACATCAGCCTGATTACGGGATGATAACTCGCTGGACTCATTACTTGTAAAATGATTTCCAAGATAAAAGTCTGTATCCTTACGAGCTTCAGTATCCCAATCAGACCTAGCATCACGCCATTGCCTATATAAGTCTTGGTTATATTCTGCTTCTGGGGATAGTTCTATTTTGGGCATTTATGCTGTAAAAAGGTTACAGCACGTAATATAAGAAAAAAAACTGTAAAAGTCAAGTCTTTTTTTCAGAAAGTCACATATTTCTGGCCCCAGTGAGCCAATTATACCCCATTTTTAGCTTTTTTCTGCCAGAAAGCCTGCCAATCTTATGAAATGAATCTATACTCACAGCACCACTGACAGGTGGTTTCTGCCAAGCATAATAGTTCGCATAGTACAATCCATCCAGTAAATCATCATTCTTGGCTTTTGGATGTTCAAACATTTCATCCAGTATCTCTGACATTTCTCTTTTGATATAAAGCTTTCGGCTATTAATAATCGGACCCAGTGATGTTTCCAGTCTGTCCTCTTTCTTAATACCCTTAGGTGGCTTTGCACCCTTAAACAGACCCGGAGTCAACCTTCTCTCTTTTATGGATAACCTATCTGTCATATCCCTGACCATCTCCTGAGCGGCCACAGTCTCAATAGTAACGCGTCTTAATGGTTGATATTTCTTTGACATATCTATAATCTTCTCAGGCATATCGAACGTCGGTATTCTCTCACGAAAATACTCAAGTATATATCTGTTCTTATTAGAATCAATACCAATAACAATAATAACTTGATAGTCAGACGTCGAAGTAGCGGTATGTGCTACATCAACTCCCATATAAACATATATTGGTATTGCAGTATCATTGGTTATTAAATACGCAAAATTGTTCTTTGATTGAAAATGCCCAGAATAATACTGTACCCTATCAATTTTGAATGCTGCATTGGATGTATCGCGAGCATCATTCATATACTCCTGAGCAAACTTATTAATAAGACCAGCTTCTGAAAACTCTTTTTTCTTGGATTCAAGCTTCTTTCTTGAGAATTGCTGCCTCCAAATAGACCTTCCATCTTCAATAGCCTGATGAAACATCACATCCCATGGATAGGAGCGATTATCCTTTTGAGCGGAAGAGTATCCATCATAAACCATCTGCAAGAATGAATCATAATGCACAATAGTTCCAAGCAACCAAATCCATCCCTCATTACCCGGAGTCTCTTCCAAGGAAGGAAATACCGTAGACACAATCCACTTCTTGATTTCCGCACGCCTATCTGGTGTCTTTGTATTTAATTCAGATTCAAAGTCATCAAGAACAATACCAGTATACCGCCTATCAATCTCGGCACGACCACGCAAGCGTTGTGTTGTACCTTTTGCAATAATACGGTCCCCCTTGGCGGTAACGATATCTTTCTCAGTCCATCGGTTACCTACCAAATCTCCAGCAAGGTCACCAAAATAGTATTTAAGATATTTATTTGTCTCCAAGTGGGATTTAATATATTTTAAATGGTCAATAGCCTGACCCTGCTCCTCGGCTACCCACGCTATGAATTGCGGGTCTCCCTTAGTACCAAAGCATATCTTGTGTAATATAGCCGCCTTTGCAAGAACCGACTTACCAAATCCCCTAGGAACAATATTACATATCCTTCCGCCGGGTTTAGTAGATATAAGCTTCTTTCCTATCTCATAATGGAATGTAGGAGATTCACTCTTTAGTAGAAAGTCCCTAGGAAGAAATGCTCTACCAAAAAATATAAGGTCAGCACTAGCCTGCTTTAGCAGTGCTTCCTTTGAATCAAGGCTAGTATTCGATGTATCCCTTAACGCCTTTTCTTTTTGTGTCGATTTTGTTTTTGCTTTTTCTTCCATCTATGTCTCTTAATCTTCTTTCGCCGTTTCTTAAGAACGCTTGACACTCTTCTTCTTACCTGTCGGTTTCCAACCGTGCTTCACTGCTCGTAGAAGATTCATCATCTTTTTTGCCTTTGTTATAGTCTTTGCAGTTGATTTCTTCTCCCACTTGCCGTTCCTCTTCACATAGACTGTCTTTCCTATTCTTTTGTACGGCATCGTGTCGCTCCCAATTAACTACATCAATATCTAAATAATCATCAAGCCACTTACGCAAAACCTATTTCCTCATTGGTACTTCCCAAATAGATGATTTCATCGTGCTTATTAAACAAGCTTTCGCAAAATGGGCATTGCCACCCATTAAATCTATTCTGCTCATCAAATAGAGAAGTATCCATATTCAAATGAACCTCATTATTACAGGACGGACAATTGGTATGAACATCCCCAAATAGCAGTGCTGACTCAGTCCTCATTGATTTCTGCATTTACTTCAGCCAAAACCTTGGTTTCGCCCCCTTTTATTGATGAAAGTTGTTCCGGGGTAAACCCTTGGAACACTGTCAATGTTTCTGATTTCTTTTCTGTGTTTGGCATCATATCTGATATCTTGGCTAAAAGCTCTAAGCAACGTACCCTTGAACTGGAATTATTATCACCTTCCGATATAATATCCCATAATTCCTTTAATATGTCCTCCTGAGTGATACCAACCTTTGTGAGTGCATCCTTTACTTCTTTTCTAATCAACTTTATTACCCGCTCTTGCCTGAGTAGGAGTCTTGCTTCCTGACGTGCATAAGCTCGATTCTTTGTGGGATATGCCTTAAGATAGGCTTCTGACGGGTCAATGCCTTGTACAACGTACTCTGCAAACAATATCTCATTAGAATTGGCACGCCTGTTAGTAGCACGAACCTGTCGATGGTCCTTGTCACGAGAGAAGGAATAGAGGTTCTTTGGTATGTCTCCCTCCATTTCTTTCTTAGATAACAACGAATATGTCCCAAGAAGCGTTCTGACGTACTGAGTATCCTTTCCATGGGCAGTAACGAATGTTCCCTTCTTAAGTATCTGTAATACTTGACCATCGTCCGATATGCACCAATCCCCCTCTTTTGCATCTCTCCAATGCTTTGGTGTCTTTTTAATCTCTTGGCATGATTTAAATTCTTCTTCATTATCGTATATAACATGCTTTTTATCTTTTATGCTTCTGAACCTCAACGTATTGCTTCACTTCCCTACCGAGTTATTTATATGCCACTAACCACATCCCTACCTGTGAAGCAATACGCTCTCAGAGTCAAGCTTCCCCTTCCCAATTATTAATAAGTTGGGGAACCTCTATCTCATCAATAAGGTCCAATATCTTCTTCATTAGTTCTTCTTTCACGGTTTCGTCATCAGTATCGTTATACTGCCACCCGCAAACCTTCATTTGGGCTATCATGCTTCCTAGGTTAAGTGTTTCCATCAATCATCTTTCCCCAAAGAAACGTCTTACCTTTCGTAATATCCACAACATCGAGTCTAAAATCGCCATTGCTAAACCAATCCACAATGCCGAAAGCATGTCCCCAATTCGTCTTTCTGTTCTTAAGCCATGCATTTGCTTCATCTGACATATCCTTTAAACATCCTAAGCTAAAACCTGCATGTGCACCATCAACGTGTGTAACGCTATGGCGTTGAATATCATGCAAGTGTCCATATACCACTGATTTCCCAAGATTAAGAGCATGTGTCCTAGTATGATAGACGGAACTAAAATGACCACCATGGTACATATAAAGCTTCCCTATCTTCAAATGCTTGCCATAAGGGTAGTATTTATACCCCCTGTCGCTCAGTCGCATTGCATTGGCGAACTTATACTCTTTTAAGTACGGATGCTCCTCTACGAAAGAGTTTAACCAAGCATCATGGTTGCCTTCGAGCATATATCGCTCTTTGCACTTAATCGCATCTAAAACCTTGTCAAACTGGTCTAAGCCATCATTGGTCGCTTGAATGTCCCCATCTATCTCTGGAAGTATGAATTCCAAGGGTGGACGCTTCTGTCGCTTGTATCTCCACCCACTGGCACTATGAAACTCCCCGATATCCCCCAAACATACAAAAATATTCGGTTTGACCATCTTCATGGCCTTAAGCACACAATTGACCGCAGCTTGGTCTTGCTCTGGAAAATGAATGTCTGGAACGATTACCGCTCGTCTACTTTGCTTTTTTATCTTTTCTGGCATTTCTTTTGTATACAACTATGTTTTCAAGCTTTCTTGCATTCTTTGTAGCCACGTGGTCGCGAGAAAGGCCAATCTTTACTGAGCCACTCTTCTCTTTATCTACGAACACAATATGCCTTAATCGGCAATCACAACACCAAAGATAGAAAAAAGAGCCGGGTTCCACTATAACTGGGTCTATATCCACGTCATTAAGACTAAATGTGGCACGTTCCTTGTCAGTCACAATCACCTCCCCTGCATCCAGCCTGACCCATTCGGGCCATTGTCTCTTTCTCTATGGCTTCTACCATTGCCTTTGGTCTGTTATTAATAGTAGGACTATCTCTTTTGACCCCCCATCTCCTATTTCTAAGCTCAATTATCTTAGAAGAGAGGTATATAGCTAAATCTAAAGCTTCCTCTAGGGCGTCTACGAGGTCATAAGTACCATCTACCGGTATCTCTCGTCCAAACTTTTTGTTGCCTTCCTCAAGCCTATGGTCAATAAGGTCCAATACTACCTTGTTATTGCCAATATTCCTATCATCCATGAATGCAAACCTCACGATAAGTACCCATCTCCCATAGGAGGCACGGAACGACCCTTACTCCCGGAAGGCGAGCTATTGATATGTTTTCTAAATTCCTTAACAATATCTAGAGATTTGCGCTCAAGGCGGGCAAATTGACCGATAGTGTACCATTGACCCTTGATATTGATGTATCTTTGCTTCTTTTTATCCATGTGCGGGTATTCCCGGAATAACGATATTGTTAAAATAGTTGCATTCCTTGTCGGCAAAGCACTGTTTATCCACATAATCCTCATTTAACCACATTCTACCATCCCTGTTTATCATTACACCAGCACAAATTCCTGATATTGTGCCTTTTCCATAGTTTGCACAATGTTTTTTGGCTGAATTCTTATTTTTATTACTAGCCATGCCCTAATATACAACTTTTTTCCCTAAAAGTCAAGTTAAAACTTCATTTCTGTCTTTTTGAAACAACCGCATCTGGTTAGTTTCCTCTGCCATCCTCTTCTCTGCTACCGCTACATAGTCCGCATTAAGCTCAATACCGACAAAACGGCGGTCAAGCTCCGATGCAGCGACCGCTGTGGTACCAGAACCGAGAAATGGGTCCAAAACTAGGTCCCCCTCATTGGAGAAATCGGACACCAAATGCCTAATAAGACCGTAAGGCTTGGGTGTGGGGTGGTCATAGTGCTCCGACCCTGTCGTATACGAGTAAAAATCACGCAGTTTTAGCCATTCTCTGCCACTTTTACGGAACAGTACGATAGGTTGCCACAGGCTGAACCCATAAACGCTTCTATGGCGCTTATTCGGGGCATACCAGCAAGCCGTCCAAACGTGGTTTTCGGCTCCGAAAGCGTCAATAGTGGTCTTTATGCGGTCTGCACCGTTAAAAACGGCTATCCATGCTTCCGGGGTGGTCAAACGCATGATTTCCGACCCCACTTTGGAGAGCCATTCCTCATAATCCGACGAATCCTGCAAATCGGAGTCATTTCCGTAGTTTTTCCCGATATTGTAGGGAGGGTCGGTTATGACACAATCCACGGATGCGTCATCCATGGTACTCATTACATCTAAACAATCACCTTCGACTATCATACGGCTAATCTACGAAAAAAAGGGGGTAATGTCAAGCAAAAAAAGGGAGCCAAACAAGGAAAATGTCCCATGCGTATATATATATATATATATATACATATATACATATACATAATACATACTACATAGAAATACATACTACCTACATATATACAGGTTGCAAATTACTGTTTTTTGGTGTAATTTTTGGGGCGAAAATAAGTGGTTTTTGAAAAAAATAGGCTTACAATGTGTGTCAGTCTCTTTCGGCAACGGCGACCCCCCATCGGATTTCGAGATTCGGAAAAATCTCGTTCGGAAACATTATGCTTGTTTTGTATGCAGTTTTATTCGTAAATTGAAGGTTTTGTCCTCATATTCACCAAGTGCAGATTTTTCTTGCATAGTATGCAGTTTTACCCGTAAGTTCTAGGCTATCCCGGATTTTGGTGCGGCCGTAAATATCCTTTGGTCGTGTCGGTCATTAGTGGTAAATTCTCGCAGATTAAAATTTCATTTATGCAGAGATTTCTCTGCGGTGACGGCAGTCACCAATACACTGCCATAAGGAACTGCCTATAGACTGCAATAACATTACACTCAACTCACGACGAGTATAACCG